AATGCTTTCGATAGTAACTTTGTAGGTGGCGATGGTCTGGAGCTTATCTCCACGGCCCACGTCTTGGTGAATGGTAATACATGGCGTAACGAACCAACCACCGCTGCCGACCTGAACGAGACAAGTCTCGAGAATGGACTTATTGACGTTGCGGGTTTTGTAGACGAGCGGGGACTTAAAGTTTCGGTTCGTGGACAAAAGTTGATTATCCCAGCAGCACTTCAGTTTGTTGCGGATCGTCTTTTAGAATCCACTCTTCGTCCAGGTACTGCCGATAACGATATAAACGCCGTACGGAACATGGGAATGCTTCCTAAGGGTTATACCGTTAACCATTATTTGACGGATACCGATGCATGGTTCATGCGAACTGATGCCCCTCGAGGCTTCATTCACTTTGAACGTATGCCGATGTCTACAAAGATGGAAGGTGACTTCGATACAGGTAATGTAAGGTTTAAGGCCCGTGAGCGTTACAGCTTTGGGTACTCAGACCCACGTTGCGTATACGGTTCACCCGGCGCGTAAAGACTACGGGAGGGGGGCAACCCCCTCCTTTCTTTCTGGGGAAACCAGCCCTAGCGACTGACCCAGCAGACGCTCACAAAGACTCTAGGGCTAACCCTTTTGTGAGAAGGTATTATTATGGCGAATACTCGTTTTTCAGGTCCAGTTCTCTTCTCAGCGGCTCGACCTACTCTCGAAAATCTTAATATTGGTACATGGCCCGATCAGACTCGGTACATGGATGATTTCACTGGTGTTACCTTGGATAACACTAATGACTGGACCGTTTTGAAAGATTCCAGTGCTTCAGCGGCTATACAAGCGGATGCTTTAAACGGAGTTGTGGATCTCACTTCTCAGGCTACTACTGATAATGATGGTGCTTCGATTCAAGGTAATGAAATTTGGGGTCTTCCATCAACCGCTGGTCAGAAACTTTATTTTGAAGCTCGTTTCCAGATGTCTGATGTGGACCAGAGAACAGGATTGGTTTCCAAATTGATGATGGAGATGCGACTCCTCATTTGATTACTGAATCAGGCGATAGTGAAACCGATACGACTTTGTCAGGAACCACTTATGATCTTTCTGACGCGACGGATGTTACAGTTAGTTTCGTAGCAACAAAAGGTACATCAACCGATAATGTACAGTTCTATATCAATAGGAATCTTGTAGGAACTCATACTACAAATGTTCCAACAGCTAATATGGCGCAAGCGGCTGCGGAAATTTCTGGTAACGCTACTGGTACGAAGTCAATGAGTATTGATTACATTATGGTCGCACAAGATCGTGGTGTGAGTTACTAACTGAGGGGAGTAACTTAAATGGCTGATGTTTTTGTAGAAAAAGTCATCGAGGATGGCCCCCGCATCTTTGTTAAATCTTTTTCGTACACACACGTTGACACTGCACAAGCTGCGGTTATGGCGATAGACGTTTCTACCTTATCCACTCTTCAAGATGGAACGGCTTGCACCGGAGTTCGTATTAATAAAATATGGTTTAGTACGACAAATCTTGAATTAAACATTTTATGGGATGCCAGTACAAATGTATTAGCGGTAGTTCTACCAACAGATTATCAAGGTAGTTTTGATTTCTCTTCCTTTGGGGGCTTAGTAAATAGTGCTACAAGTCCTACCGGAGATATCAAATTCACCACTGTGGGGGCTGCGGCTGATGATGATTACACCGTGGTCATAGAATGCATTAAGGAGTTCTAATATGGCTGATAAAGCACCCAAAGCGAGAAAGGGCAGTAACAGGGAGTACCTAATAAAAAAGCTTCTTGATGAACCTGGCCGTAGAATTAGTCAGAAAGATCGTGTCAGACTCAGAGAGATCGTTGGACTGCCACCAGAGCCGGCATTGAAAAAAGGCGGTGCCGTTAAGCGTAAGACGGGCGGTACAGCGAAAAGGCAAATTGGCGGGGCAACTATCTCGCCATTAGCCCGTCAAAGAGTACCAGTTCTCCCAACCAGAGGTGTTCGTACACCAGTTGGTTTAAGGGCCAAGAAGGGCGGTACTGTCAAACGAGCCCGTGGTGGAACGGCTAAGAAGAAATAGTCATCACCATGGACGAACTTTCCCGTAAAAATGAGCTTGAGCTTGTCTCTATAAAAGGCGAGCTCAAGCTTCTTTCTCAAAAAATAGATGTTATTAAAACAAATGACATTTATCATCTTCAAAAATCCCTGGATATCATGAGCAAGCGTTTATGGGCGATAGGGTTTCTGATATTAGGGCAAATAGTTGTAGGACTCCGCCTTACTGTGTGGGGTTAAGGAGTAAAGGATGGCAACTTCTGGATCCGTTGATTTCAACCTGGACATGGCCGAAATCACAGAGGAAGCCTTTGAAAGGTGTGGCTTAGAACTACGCACGGGCTATGACTCTCGAACTGCCCGTAGATCGCTTAATCTTCTCTTTGCAGACTGGGCCAACCGGGGTTTGAATCTGTGGACAATTGAGGAAATTACACAGACTTTAGCCCAGTTATCAACGTCATCTGCGGTAGCTACCTATCCCATTGGGGTTATCACCATGACAGTGGGAGATTCCAGTAGTTTTAGCGTTGGAGAAACGATAACAGGTGGCACCAGTGCGGTAACCGCTTCTATTATTACACTCCCTTCTTCCACTACCATGACTCTAACGGTTCCAAGCGGCAGTTTTACTGCTGCAGAAACCATTACTGGATCGTCCAGTGCCGCTACTACCACCGTAACGGCAGACCCGAGTTTAACGGATGTTCAGGCCACGGTAGATGTCCTGGAAGCAGTGATTCGTAGAAGTAGCGAGGATTTGGCAATAAACCGCATTGGGAGATCCAATTATCTAAACATCCCCACGAAAACCACCCAAGCGCGTCCTACCCAGTTTTATGTCAATCGTCAGATAACTCCCACTATTACAGTGTGGCCTGTCCCAGAAAATTCCACGGACCAGTTAATCTACTATCGTATGAAAAGGCTCGAGGACGCAGATGTGGCCACTAACGATGCTGAAATTCCCTTCAGATTTCTGCCGTGTCTCGTGGCTGGATTGTCTTATCATATTGCTCTTAAAAGGTCGCCGCCTCGAGTAGAGGTCCTGAAACAAATATATGAAGAAGAGTTCGCCCGAGCCGCGGCCCAAGATATTGATCATGGTGTTCCTCTTCGTCTTGTTCCCACCGCACGATCTTTAAGGGTGTAACATGGCAAGATATGCGAGTGAAAAATATGCTCTGGGTATCTCTGATATGTCAGGACGGTCCTATCACCTCAGAGACATGAGACTAGAGTGGAATGGCTTTCTTGTTGGGAAAGACGAATTTGAGGCGAAACAACCTCAACTGACGCCGCCAAAAGTCCTTGCTGATCCTCAATCCTTACGGATTAGTAGACCCGACAGGGTGGAACCCCCCGTAGAGGTTCTGCTCCAGTTTAATCCATTCCGGTCAGGGGATTCTGGATCGACAACCATTAATGTGTACCAACCAGGACATGGCAGAAGCACAGGGGATACTGTTCGATTTCGTGCGGTAGAGGCTTTTGATGGTTTTACAGAGAGTATGATCGAAACTGCTGCAGGATTTTCGATTACGAAAGTCGATGATGCCAATTATACCTTTACGGCTAGTAGCGGAACAGCCACAAGTGGGTCTGTTCGAGGTGGGGGTGGTTTTGCTTCCGCTGGCCCCGTAACAGTGAGTCCGTAGTATGGCTTTTACATTCGCTACTTTAAAAACCGCAATTCAGGATTACACGGATAATTCAGAAACGACGTTTACCAATAATCTGACTCGATTCATCGTGAATACTGAAGAACGTATCCTTAAAGAATGCCAACTCGATGTATTCAGAAGGAACTCCCAGGGAACTACGTCTTCCTCTAATAAGTTTCTGTCCAAACCAAATGATTTTCTAGCTCCTTTTTCATTAAGTGTAGTGAATAGTTCCAGTAATGAATTTTTACTATACAAACATGTTACTTTTTTACAGGACTTTACTCCGGATCCCACTACTACTGGTGTGCCTCTATATTATGGGGATTGGAACGATGAAACCTTTTTATTGGCTCCTACACCTAATGCTGCCTTGACTATGGAACTTCATTATTTTTTCCGTCCCGACTCTATTACAATTACTGCTGATGGCACTAGCTGGCTAGGAGACAATGCACAATTAGCCATGCTGTATGGGAGCCTGGTAGAGGCATATACCTTTATGAAGGGGGAGCAGGATTTGTTAACGCTTTATAACAGTCGCTATACGGAATCTCTCCAGGGACTTAAAAATCTCGGGGAAGCGCAACAGACCCAGGAAGAATATAGGTTTGACCGCGTAAGGAGGGAACTTGCCTGATGTTCCAGGCGAACGGACAAGGAGATTTGGGGACTGTTAAAGTATTTACTTCAAATAATAGTGGTCACACTCCAGAACAGATCGCGGAAATGGCCATGAATAAGATCATGGTAGTTAGTGAAACAGCCCCTCCCCCCATACGGGATCAAGCGGCTGCGTATAGAAATAAAATCAAAGATGTACTAATTTACTATTTAAAGCAGATGGCAAAGAGTGAGAGAACGACTATTTGGGCATTGCTCAAGAAAC